ATTAGAGTGTCGTCCAATGTATACCATTTTTTTGTATCATCTGTTGGGATGAACTCAAACTTTGTTTTATGATAGTCCATATACTCCATCCCATAAAACTCGTCCTGGTTTAGTTTTATTAATTTTGTTACAAGACGCATAATTTCAGCATCCCTTTCAGCACTAACGTGATTTCCTCTTTTACCAATAAAGTCAGCCTGTTTATTGATCTTGAATTTAAGTACTTCAAAAATATAATGATCATCCCAGTCACGGTCCTTCCAGATTACCGGAAACCATTTCCATAGATTTTTAATACCATTAATAAAATCTTTGTGGTAATATCTACCTTCATATTTCCACCAAAGATATATTTTTTCAAAAATATTTAATTTTTCATTTTCCATACCGCAAATATAGTATTTTTTTTGACAAAAAAAAAGATGACAATATAATCGTCATCTTTTATAACAAAATTAATTTATTTTTACTGTATATCTGTTGATTCAAGTAGTGTATAAGAAAATTTATTTCCGTGGATCTTTGCGGCTTTTTTACATATTGACATAAACTGATCAAAATCTTTTACTCTTTTAAACACTTGGCATCCTTCACTCCAATTTTCAACCCAAGTTGAGTCTTGTCCGGCTTTATGGATGTTAATCCCAAACATTCCAGTATCAGTTACTTTTTCTTCAAAGATTAGATCTTTATTTGCGTCTCTCCAAACTGTTACATTACCATTTCTTTGACAAAGAGCTTCATATTTCCCTTGGTGTTTATCAATAGACCATACTCCTCTGTACTGTCCGGGTACAAGTCTTGCAACACCTTTTTTATTATGAAATTCCATTACTCCTTTTTTACCCGGATCACAAGTTGCGTTCCAGCAGTAAAACTGCCAATTACCGGTTTCATCTTTAAATGAAAGGGTTAGGTGATCATCAAATACATTTGTTACTTTATCCGCAACAGACGGTGCATTGTTTCTTACTCCTACAATATTCACATCGTAGGTTTTGTTTGCTGTATCTTCAAACCATTTAAATCCTTTGGTTTTTACAGCAGTTTCAATTTGTTCTCTTGTATAGCTCATAATTTTTTTATTATAAATATTCATATTTATTGTTATGACAAAAAGAATAAAACTATCAATAATCGTATCATTAATTTTAATGATAATACTCTTTACGAGTCAATCACTTTTAATAATTGATCTAATGGGTCACATAGAACAAATTGGTTATTTTGGTTATGCTGTTATTTTTTCATTATTCCCAATAATTGGGACTTTCTTATATGAACACATAAGAAAAAATAGGGCAATTTTAATTGAGAATATCTACAGTAAAAAACTTGATGATGTTTTAAATTCTCAAGCTAATAATGTTTTATTTTATGATGGTAATGTGACGGAAGGAGCTAAAGTTTTAACAAAAGAAGTTTCAGAAACAATAAATGCTGACAGATGTTCAATATGGTTATTCGATAAAGAAAGGACATCAATTACTTGTCAACAACTTTATATTAAAGATGAGAATACTTGGTACCAGGATATTGTTTTATATAAAAAAGATTATAAAGAGTATTTTTTTTCTCTTTTATTAAATCCAGTAATTATTGCAAATGACGCTGAAAACCATAAGGCAACATCTTGTTTTAAAGAATCATATTTAAAACCTCTTGGAATAAAATCAATGCTTGATGTTCCAATCACATATCGTGGTGAAACAATTGGTGTAATTTGTATTGAAAGTTTCACTAAAAGAGATTGGAGAGAGATTGAAATAAAATTTGCTCAACTTTTATCTTCTCTTTATAGTTTTGCTTATTCGGTAAAAGAAAATACGGTTGTTTCAAAAAACATAAAAGACATTGAATCATTTGTTGATCATTCAGTTCTTGTGAGTAAGGCGGATAAGTTTGGGAAAATTACATACGTGAACAAAAAATTTGAGGACGTGTCCGGATGGAGTTTAAAAGAAACTTTAGGTAAAGACCATAATATTGTAAATTCTGGATTTCATTCAAAAGAATATTGGAAAAAAATGTACGATACAACAATTAAGAAAAGAAAGATCTGGAATGATGTTGTAACAAACAAAAATAAAAATGGTGAATTGTATTGGGTTGATTCATACATTAAAGCTGAATTTGATCCAACAACAGATGAACTAATTGGTTTTATGTCAATAAGATATGACGTGACAGAACTTGTCAAGCAATCCCAAGAAATAGAAAAGAAAAACACTTATTTAGAACATGCAGCAAAAATTTTAAGACACGATATGCACTCCGGAATTAATACATACATCCCAAGAGGAATTAGTTCATTAGAAAGAAGAATTACAAAAGAAGACATTGGTAGATTAAAACTTGAATCCCCATTAAAACTTCTTAAAGATGGTTTATTACACGCACAGAAAGTTTATAAGGGCGTTTATGAATTTACAAACTTGGTAAAAAAAGATGTTGTTTTAAATAAAACAGAATGCGATTTAAAACAAATTTTAGAATACTATCTTACAACAACATCATATAAATCACAAGTAATTATTGATGATTTATTAGTTGCAAATGTCAATGAACCGTTATTTTGTACGGCAATTGATAATTTAATTAGAAATGGTTTAAAATATAATGATAGTAGTACAAAATATGTTCACATCTATATTGAGAATGGTAAATTAGTAATCCAGGATAATGGTAGGGGTTTAACACAAGAAGAATTTGATATTTTATCAAAACCATATGCTAGGAAAAAAGACCAGAAAGAATCTGGATCTGGACTTGGTTTAAATATTTGTATTGCAATTCTACAAGAACACGGATTTAGTATAAGTTGTAATAAAAATGAACTCGGAACTAAACTTACAATTGATTTAAAATGAAGAGATTTATAACATTATTTTTTATTTGTATTTCTTTTATCTCATATTCACAATTTAGTGAGATAAAGAACCAAGAAGCTGAAGTTTTTTGGGATCAAGGGATTCCTATTTTACCTGATGACGAATACATTTCTGATCTAACCAATCAATTAGAATTTGATTCTTTACTGATTGAGAATAAACACACAGATAAAAAAAGTGTAAAACTTTGTAGGGAAATTGGTATTGCTTTTTATAACCGGGGAATGTATGATGCCGCTGATTGGTATTTATCCAGAGTTAAAAATTACACAGATATTATAGAATTAGATGTAATACAAATAAAACAACAACAACCAGAAATTAAAAGTATTACAGAGTCTCAATTAGAAAACTTAAAAAAAGATGAAAAATTATTAAATAATTTACCAAAATCATATTCTAATAGTTCAGTCAGTGATCTCAAAAATTTAATTAAAAAGATTGATAAAGAAATTAAAATTTTATCAAAAGAAAGGGATTCCCTAAATCAATATGAGGGTAATGAAGCGATTGTTAAATTAAAAGACGGAACAATAAAAACATTAAAGAAAGAAAAAACCGTAATTAAACTTACAATTGATAAAACAAAATTAGTAAAGGATAAAAAATTGTTGGGTTTTGAAAGGGAGAAACTTAAAAAATATGTTTTTTGGTTAATCATTATTGGTTCAACGTTAATCTTGTTAAGTTTAGTTTTACTACAAAGAAAAACAATTAAAGTTCAAGACATCGAGATTGAAAATCAACTTAAAGTAATAAACAAGAAGAACTCCTATTTGGAGCATGCCGCAAGGTTTATAAGACACGATATGCATTCCGGAATTAATACATACATCCCAAGAGGAATTAGTTCATTAGAGAAAAGATTATCAGATGAGGTTGTTGAGGATTTAAAAATTGCTGGATCCATTAAAATGATTAAAGAAGGATTAAACCATACTCAAAAAGTTTATAAGAATGTTTATGAGTTCACAAACTTGGTAAAACAAAATTCAGTTTTAGAAAAAACAAAAGTAAACCTTGGTTCATTAATTTTAAATTATGTAAATAACACATCATATTCATCACAAGTTGAGATTGGGGATCTAATTGATGCTAACGTTAATGAAATTTTATTTTGTAATGCAATTGATAATCTTATAAAGAATGGTTTAAAATATAATACAAATGATAAAAAATTTGTTAAAATTTTTATGGAGGAAAACTATTTAATAATACAAGATAATGGTACTGGTTTAACACAAAAAGAGTTTGACAAAATTTGTAATTTATACAACAAAAAGAAAAACAAAGACATAGATAAAGATACTTATGGATTAGGACTTAATATTTGTTTGGCAATTTTAGAGGAACACAATTTTGATCTAACTTGTGAGAAAAACGAAATTGGTACAAAAATGAAAATAAATTTAAAAAAAGATAAAGAATGATAGAATCTATTTTATTGGTTGATGACGAGGATTTATTCCATTTAGTATTTGAGGATGCTTGTTCACTACTGGATATAAGTTTATCACTAAAATCAGTTAATAGTGCTGATGAAGCTGAAAGAATGTTTAAAAAATGGTTTGAGGAAAATAACACAGACGATAAACCGGAATGTGTATTTGTTGATCTAAATATTATTGGTAGTACATTTGATGGAATTGAGTTGATTAGAAAAATTAATTTCCAATACGGAAACCACGTAATAATAGGTATTATATCATCCTCTAATGAAGAAGAAGAACAAGCAAAAGCGGTTCAAGCTGGGGCTCAGTTCTGGATTATAAAATCTGATGATATAGAACCAAGACTTGAGGAATTTAAAAAAGATTACCAAGGATATGTTGATAGGACCGCGCCTTTTAAGATTTACAGATGATACAAATTGATAATACAACAAAAAAAACTTTAATAGATCTATACAATAAAAAAGGTATAGGTCTGGAAGGTAATATTACAAAATTAATTAATAGTGAAGACGACTCTGACTTTTTAGAGTATCTAAAAGTTTGTATTGAGAAAGATACTGACAAAAGAAATAAACGTCTTACTATGACCAAAAAAATCCAGAAACAAAATGAGGATCTTACGAATTTAAATAAAGAAAATGAAAGAATCCTTAATGAATTACAAGATTCATTAAAAGAACTGGAAGACCAAAGAATGACATTAGAAGTTCAAAACAGAGAACTTAATGACTGGAAACAAGATAATCTTCGTTTAACTGAAGAGTTAAAAAATGAGATGGTAAAAGCCGAACAAGCAAGAATTGAGGCTGAGAGTGCAAAACAAAGTGCGGAAAACGATTTAGATCTTCTACAAAAGAAAAACCAATCAGAACTTATTGTATTAATAGTAAGGGTTGCTTTATGGATTATAGTTGGTGTTGGTTTTATGACTACCGCAGTTTATGTATTCACAATGTTAATGGGTAAGGACACCCAGGTAATAAGTGCTGCTTGGTCTAATATGTTTGGTATATTATTGACAAACGCATTTTCAATTGTAGGTACAATTATGGGTATAAAATATGCAACAGAAAATAAACAATAAAAATAAAAACTATGTTATTAAAAGTAGGATCAAAAGGAAATGATGTTGTTGAGTTACAAAAAAAACTTGGGCTTACAGCCGATGGTAATTTTGGACCAAAAACTGAAGCTGCGGTTAAATCTTGGCAAACAAAAAATGGATTAACATCGGATGGTGTTATAACATCTGAAAATAAAAGCTGGGAATTGATGTTTGGAACCAAAGTAATTAAAGAAGATGTTGTTGTTGCAAAGGTAGAAGGTTTAAACATTGACAAACTTCAAGGTCACATTCCGGATAGTGTTTTAGCTCAAATCCCAGAAACGGCAAATAAATTTAATATCACAACAAATCTTCGTCTTGCACACTTTTTAGCACAATGTGCTCACGAATCTGGAAACTTTAAAGCAGTATCTGAAAATTTAAATTATTCAACGGACGGTCTTAAAAAAATATTTGGTAAATATTTTCCCGGTAATCTGGCTGAACAATATGCAAAACAACCAGAAAAAATTGCTTCAAGAGTTTACGGTGGAAGAATGGGTAATGGGGATGAGTCAACAAAAGAAGGTTTTAAATTCAGAGGTCGTGGTTATATTCAATTAACAGGAAAATCAAATTATTCTAATTTCTCAAAATTTATTGGTGAGGACTGTGTTGAAAATCCTGATCTTGTTGCAACTAAATACCCTTTAGCTTCTGCTGCTTTTTTCTTTAACAACAATAGCCTATGGTCTATTTGTGATAGGGGGTCTGATGATGGAGCAGTTACTTCAGTTACAAAACGAGTAAATGGAGGTACTCACGGATTGGCCGATAGATTAGAAAAATTTAAAAAATATTACAACCTAATTAAATAACAAAACCCCCAGTAATTTGGGGGTTTTTTATTATAAAGAACCTAATTTATTTGATAGGTCAATGATTGCTTCTGGATTTGTAGATGATGTCAACTCACGTAGATCAACACTAACAAATGAAAATACAACATCATTCTTTTCAAGATTCACATCAAAATGATATTTAATTCTAATACCATTACCGAACTTAACAATAATGTAATCATAATATAGTTCGGCCTTACCATCAAATTTTTCTTTAGCAACATTATATGCTAGTTCTTGTTGTTGTTTTATTTTCTGATTCCGGTTAAAACTATCCCATTTTTGTTTAACGAAATCCTCAATTGTTTTAACGAAAGTACCTACTGATTTGTAGTATCTTTCTCCTTCAAAGTTAATGTTTAATCTCAACTTAAAACCCTGGCTTTCACTCCAATAACTATATTTAGAACGTTTAAATTGTTCCTCAACAATAATCTCAATATTTACGTGTTCACCTTCTGGTAATTCACCGCAATAGGTAATATAACATCTATTATATGTTCCAGAAATTTTTTCAATAAATATAGATCTTTTATTATGTCTATATCTTACGTCTCTTGAAAAGGTTTCCTGGACTTTTCTTAATTTAAAATTTTTTGATTTTTTTTCAATTTCAACAAAATACTTGTCATACTCCTTTTCTAAATTATTTTGTTTAGAAACTTCCAGATTAATGAATGATACGACAGATTCTCTTTCTTTAAGGACAATATCTTTAATGGATTGTTTATCTTTTGTCATAGTTATCAATTTGAGTATTGACAAATATAATAAAAATACTTTTAATAAAAAAATTACCTTATAATTTTTATTTCACTTTCTGTTTCAATCACAACTCTGGCACCACAGGAGAGTAATGGTTTAGCGTCTTTACCGTGACCTCCATATATTATTTTACTGGGACCAAGGATCTCAACCTCATTACAATATGTATTGGTCTTACCTTCTTTAATTGTAATCACCGGAAGATCCGTATCTTTTGTTTTATTAGATCTTATGTGGTGTTGGTTTACGTGAATCCTTTTCTTTGCCATAATTAATTTTCGGTTTCTTTTATACCATAAAAATAATCATCATCACCATTATCATATGTTGTCCACTTATCGTGACTCTCACAATAATAAGTTTGCATATTTAATTTGTAATCCGGAATAATCTCAAAAGGCTTTTCAACCATAGATGGTTCAGCCCAAAGTATTCTATTGTTTGGATACGCACAATAATAACCATCTTTTAACTCTATTACGTGTGCCATTTTGTGTTGTGACGGCTCCTCAGCATAACTTGTTGATAGTGTCTCAGATCCGTTTGCGTCCCAATCAATTGAGAACTTATATATACCTTCTTTTTTTGTCCCGTCTTTAAGTAACACTTGACATCTTTTTCCTTTAAGGAACATAAATTGTGTTACGTGTGGACTATATGAAAAACAATCCCATAATTGTAAAACGTGGAATGGTATATGTTTTGAGTCTGGCTTGTGGTAAGGGACAAGAGCTGATATTGGAATTTTATCGTACACAGCTCCAATGTCTGTCATAACCATAAAAAGAAGTGCGTTTCCCTGAATACTTTTAATTGCAAATGCCGTACCTTCAACTAATTCTCCGTGTCCTTGTTGTAGATTATATAAGTATTCTTTTCTTATGTAACATTCAATTGGTGGTATGTTTACATTCATATTTTTTCCCATTTATTATCGTGATTATACTTAAATGAACCAATAAATTCTTTATTCCAAAGATGAGGTTCAATTAGTGATAAAAATATAGTTCCATTATTAGAATAATAAAGGTGATAGGTATTTCCAATTACCGGTTCAAAATTAAATGTTGATTTATAAACCAGATCATTCCATTTGTACTCTTCAATTAATTTTTCGTATTCCTTTTTGAGTTCTTGGAATTTATTTTCAAACTGTTTGTTTACCTTTTGGACTCTTGTTTCTTTCCAAATCTGTAAATTTTCTGTTTTAATTGCTGGTGCTCCAACATTAGATCCATATGGAAGAATGTTTGGATTATCAGCAACGTTGTCTGGTTTTTTCATATCAATGTCCTCCTAAACTAAATCCGGCTCCAATAATAAATACAAATGAACCTGTAACTATTGGCAACATTCTAACTTGTTGATAGATTGGTTTTTTTTGTGTTGTTGATCCGGCAACCATAGTTGGTGGTGTTAATGCTCCAGCTAGAATAAATGAAGCACCACCAATTAACATAGCTGGACCTACTCTCATATTACTTTGATTAGAAGATACCGGTTTTGGTAAGTTAAGACTAATTGTTTGTCTTGGTGGTGCAAGTTGTGAAAAACAAGTTGTTGTTAGGCACATCATCAAAATGAATAGTAATTTTTTCATAAATTAAACTTTATCAATATTATTTTTAACTTTATTTATATAACCTTCAAGTAATACAATCTTTCTTCTAATACCAATCTTATCCATATCGGCAAGCATTCTTAAATAATCGTTAAGTTCATCCAACTGGTTATTTTGTTCTTTTAAAAGTTTAGATGCCTCACTTTCCATAAGTTCAGCCATATTTACTTTTTTTGTGTGAATTATCATATCCTTATTTAAACCATCTAATAAACCGGTAGCTTCCCACTTTTTATAAGTTTCATCCAGTTGTTTTTTCTTCCAATCTTCCATATTAACTTAAATAATTTGACACATTTTTAGCGGCAACAAATGCTTCTTCCATTGTTTCAATTAACTTTGATCCTCTTAACTTAAACGGTATTACATAAGAAATGCCGTCTTTGTCCATCCATTTTTTACCTAACTCATCTTCACTTTCATAAAGTTCGTTGAATCTTGCTTCCCACTCATTCCATTGTTCTTCATCGTAATCTACTTTAACCGGTTTATATTTAGAATCAAATAAACGATCACCAATTCTAAACATTTGACCCCCTCTGTGAGTATATCCATACATACCCTCAATTACAGGGTTGTCTGTTCCATATGTTTCAGGCGTAATAACTGCAGCAACTCCGTGTGGGTGTTCTTCGTCAACCATCATCTGATTATTAACATACCAACGAGCGTCATCAATATTTCCAATGTATGTTCCGTTGGGGGATAAAAATGAGTTCTCCAATGTGTGTTGATTGTTTGTACCGAATGTGTGTGTTCCGATCTTTCCACCTGTCAATCTTTCAATTTCTTGGATTTCTTCTTGTGTTATTTCTTTTCCTATTTCTTGCATATAATTTGTCCTTTATTTAATTTCTCATTTATTTTATCCCAATTACCACTCCAAGTTTTGTAAGTTATATCACCTTCTTTCCATTGAATACGGAAATGTGAATAAAAATGTTGTCCATTCGCATTCTGTACAGGTCTTGAGGTATCAATATCTAAAATGGTATAAATAGGTTCAGTTTCGTTACCATCCGTATCAATAAAACTAATAACATCCCCTATTTGTAATTTTTTATCCATTATATTAATCAATTACATCAGCCAAATATTGTCCTGAACCAACTTTAATTTTATGACAACCTTCTTGATTGTCCATCTCGTCCATCCAATTATCCCAATTTTTATCCAATAAGTCAACAAACGCATCGTTATTACCTCTGTCCTTATATCTTTGGATATACTCATCCTTGATGTCTCTATTTGGATAAACCAATACATAAGGTATTCCTCGTTTAAGAAGTGCGTCTCTAACATCCTTATGTGATGATACGAGAATCTTATCTACCTTTGGGTCTTGGATGTTTCTTTCAATGTGTTCAATGTAATTTGCAGGAAAGTTCTTCTTGTCAAACTTTGAGCTATCACTATCCAATACATTTTTATCTGTGGTGTTAAAATAAGTTGTTTTCCCTACACCGGGGAATGCTGAATATACTTTTGTTTTCATTTAATATTATTTTGTGTTTTCTTTTATGAACTCATCAATCTCTTCTGTTGTTGCTATTGCTATATTACCACCATCAGTGAATCTTTTAATGAACTCTTCTTTTAGACTATTTGGTATTTGTTTTTGTTTCATTGTCATTATCGTTTCACCATCCTTTACACTTTTTTCAATATAAAAAATAATAGAGTGATCCGGATTTAATTCTGTTCCAACAAAGAATGGTGGTTTTTCAGTTCCTAATTCCTTTGTTTTAAAAACACCTCTTACCATTATACCTCTTTCACCTTTTATTCTATATTCTTCTGGATTATCCAAGACATCATCTAATAACTTATGTATATTATTTCTGAATGTTAATTCCTGATCAGTTCCTGACATATCTTGGGGTAGTTCTGGTGACCAAGTTAATAGAATTTGTTTCTTTGGTGTAAAATCTGTTGGATCATATATTGTTGGGCTTATTGCTGCTCCATTCTTAACCGGTGTTAATAGTTTAAATGGATCATACATTTCTGGTGTAAAACTTATGTTGTATATGTAAGGAGTACCCACAAATTTTGTAAGTTCACCAAGTTTCATTGTTTGAGCCGTATATGTTGTACCATCAATTAACTGAACTGGATATTCCATAAATTCAATTCCTTCACACCAAGAAAATTCATCACACTTTAATAGTTCTTCTTTTAGTGATCCTAATTCTAATTTTCTAAATTGGTCGTTTGGGTAAGATACGTCCTCACCAAATACATTTTTTAGTAGTTCTTTTAATTTCATTCTTCATTTTTATTTATTTTTTTATTTGTTTTATTGAATCATACTTCATACCCCAATATCTAACTTCCATTTCTCTTTCTTGGAGTATATCCTCAAATGAATCAACCTCATTTTTGTATTCCACAATGATTGAATCTTTGTGGAATATTTCTTTTTTCATAACCCTATTTTCGCTTTCAAGGTTTGATATCTTTACCATACCCAAAAACAAGAGTATAAGTGATACTACTAATAGAATGTCTGTATATAATAGATTTTTCATAGTTTTAGTTATTTTTAAAATATTCTTGTATTTTATCATTATACGGTTTATTCATTTCTTCCAGAAGATCTGCAACCATTCTTAATGAATATGATGTCCACAATCCATTTGGTCCGGTCACATAATCAAAATAATAATACCCATCAACATCCATAAGGAAATAACCAATAAGTCTTTCACCAAATAATACTTTATGGTTTGTTTCGTTAATCGGTTCTGTTGTTAGTTGTTTCATACCTTAAATTTTAATCTTTGTATTTGTAATTGTCAAATTTTGGAGATTTTAATCTACCTTTTATTGTCATAGGATGGATGTTTAAAATTTCACTGGCATCTTTTAATGTTCTATACTCAACATCATCAATAATAAAAGTTTTGTTGTGACTTCTTTTTTTATTTTTTTGTGGATTACTTAATCTTATTTTTTGTTCTTCATCTGAATATGTAAAGTTTTCCTTGTTTTTAAATTGATAATTTTTATATTTGGGGTTCTTACTCAATACTCTCCATCTAATCGTATTAAAATTAATATTTAATTTTTTTGATGCATCTTGGTATGACTCATATTCAACCCCATCAATTATTACCCTATGTTTATTATTATGGTGACAAATACCCTTATTAATTTCTCTAAGATAATTTAGTACTTCATCTGTGTGTTTTTTACCAAAAAAAGGATTATTAGGTCCTGTCTTATCATTACACATCATACAAGTTTTATTATAAGGGTTTATTTCTTTACCACACTTACAATATTTTTTACTAATACCCCCTTTCCAATTAGGATTACTTTCGCCAGGTTTAGAATGAATTTTATCAATTTCTTCTTTACTCATTTTAGAATACCTTAATCTAACACCATCACTAATACGTCTAACAATTTCTTTTCTTTTAGGATTATTAGATATATTATCACCACCCGAAGATTTAATTCCAATATTATATTTTGGATTTAAGTCCAAATATTTTTGCTCCACAATTAATATGTCTTTTTGATTACATTCTTCAATAATTTCAAAAATAAAATTATCTTCACAATATTTTACCCAAGCCCTTTGTAATTTGATGTTGTGATGCTTTCCATTTTTTAAATCACCAATATGACGGTGCCATCTTTTTTCAATATTAATGGATGATCCATAATAACTATCACCATTAATTTTATTCATAATTTTGTAAATACCAATCATAATATCCATTTATTATAAATATTATGATAAGATGAAAAATTAAAGTACCCACCAAAAAAAAATTAAATAGCAAGTTCTAACTTACCACTCAATGGTTTTAATTTATCAAAATCAAAAAACTCAAAATCATCAAGTGTGTATTCATAAAAGTTTTTATTACCATTCAATCTGAATGATGGACTAATGTTTGTTGTTTCATTTTTCAACAATTCAGATACATAATCAAAATGTCTATCGTATATGTGTAAATTTTGAACCAAATGACAAAACTTACCGACTTTATAACCACAATGTCCTGCAACCATCATTTGTAAAGCAAGGTATTGTCCTTTATTTATAGTATTCGCCATCAAATAATCTGACGATCTTTGGATTAAAGTCATATCCAAAACTTTATCTCCACCGACCTTTCTAACAGACCATAATGTTTCATATGCACAAGGATATAATCCTTTTGTTTCAAATAAATCGTGATACTGAAACATATTTATGATATGTCTTCTACCAAACGGATCATCAATTAAACCCACTAATAATCTATCAATTAGATTGTATCTTCCGATTGTTGCGCCATATCTTTGTCCGATTGTATCATCACCAATATTCCATTCATCCCACCAGTTAATACCCATTTCACGAGCAACATCAAGTGATGATGTTTGTTTTTGGTATATCCATAAGATTTCTTTAATTCCGGTTTTAATTGCGGTATTTCTTAATGTTGGAATTGGAAACTCCCCTTTTGATATATCATACTCTTCAAAAACCCCTGTAATAAATTTTGAATTTGCTGGTGTTCCGTCCTCGTATTTTGGTCTTGGATTTTCATCCCAAGAACCTTCTTTCATAATTTTCTGTAAATTTTGAATGTAATATTTGTCAGCACTATTCATTTTCACTCAAATATAATCTCATTAATTCAGAACTATCTTTTTCATATTTCTGTTGTCTTTTAATTTCATACTCAAATCGCTCGTTGGTTAATTCATCTAAATCGGCAACTGTAAAGTGTTGTGTTGGTATGGTAAACACTCTATAACCTTCTTTTGTTTTATCAATCGTAATTCCTTCAACGATGTATTGTTTATCTAAATTATTCATAACTTTCTACTTTTTATGACCACGCAACTAAAAGTTCTTCAAGGTATTTAACTCTATCTTCTTTACCTTCAACACCACGTATTTCATTTAGTTCTTTATGTATTGTGTCTAATGCGTGTTTAAATGCTGACGTATACATTTCTTCCATACGTTTTGGCATATTTTCTGTTGGTATTCCTTCAATGCTACCAGCAAGTGTTTTTGCTTGTATATTTTTAACCCTTGGAAATTTAATATCTTCCCATTTTGTTTTATTGTTACTCATCTTTG